TAACGCAATGAAAGAAGTTGAGGCTGACAACGCAATGGGTCAAGCTTACTTGACTAACCCATTAGTTAAGGCTGCTATGCAGACTACTGCTCGTCAAGCTTCTGGTGTTGAAGGTAACTTCATCCTTCAAAGTGGTATGGGCGAGTTGAACGGTTACAACATGGCTGTTACGACTAACGTACCTAGCGACCTTGCTAAAGGTTCTGCTACTGACCTATCTGCTCTTATCTTTGGTGACTTCAGCAAACTTGCTATCGCTTCTTGGGGTGGTATGGAGTTGACTGTTGATCCTTATAGCGGAGCAACTGCTGGTTTAACCAACATGATATTGAATGCTTACATCGACGTAAACTTGCTTCACCCTGAGGCGTTTGCAGTATGTAAGGATATCGATGCCTAAACCAAAATAACCCGTACGGGGGTCAAGCCGTATGCCTAGGGTCACTTAATTGCTGGCCCTAGGATCTAATTATGAAAGTGAAATTTATAAAGTTTCCAATTGCGTTCAACTTGTCTTACAATGTTGGAGATGTAGCAGAAATAGACGATAAGCAAGCTAAATTGCTATTGGAAGAAGGCTATTGCGAAGAAATTAAAAAAGCACCAGCTAAAAAAACAACAGCTAAGAAGAAATGATTACCGGTAAGCGCATAGTATCACGAGCTAACTCTGATACTGATTACATATCTGTTGCCGATGCTAAAACACACTTAAGGGTGACTAGTAGTGCTGACGATGCATATATATCGACTCTTATATCGATGAGTTTAGATATGGCTAGTCATTATGTTGGCTATGAGGTACGAGAAAGTATAGTGCGCTATGGTTTTGAAGAATTGGTTGGTCAACCAGCCACAATAAATCCTTTAAATGGAACGCCAATATTGATTGGTAATTACATTAGAGTGCCTTCTAGAGTTATTGATGTTGAAGAAGTTTATTATGTAAGTAGCGACAACGCTCTTACTGTTTTTACTGATTGGATTGATGAGCCTGAGCCTCTATCTAATTTTGGTATTGACATATATTTGAATAGCTTGCCTTCTGACTTGACTGATGCTGAAACAAAATATGTTGTAGAAGTAACAGAGGGTTTTGGCACTAACGATTTTGATGCATCTCTGAAAATGGCTTGTATGCTTATGATAGCGCAGTATTACGATAATAGACAAAATATAATCGTAGGGGCTAATGTGACTGAAATGCCAAAAAATAGCGAATTCTTGTTAGATAAGCATAAAATAAGCACATTCGCATAATGAATGCTGGCAGATTTGATACATTGGTAGAATTATGGCGCTATACAAGCGCTCAAAATGCATATGGCGAAGCTATAAAGACTTGGACAAAAAATAGTGATTTATATGCTAGAATTGATTACAATCAAGGTTCTGAGGATGTAAATGCCGATAAATGGGAGAATAAGCAGAATTTAACTATATATGTTAGGTATATGGCTATGACTGTTAAAGACAGAATTAGGCATGACGGAGAAGATTACAATATAATAGCGATTAGCGAGATTGATCGTAAGATGTATCTAAAATTACAATGTGTAAGCAGTGAATGATTTTAAGAAACTAGTCAAGGACTTGCAGAAAATCGAGAAGCTACCTAGTAGAGAAATAAAAGAGAAGGTATTGCTTATAGAGGGGGATAAATTATCTGACCAATTAAGATTTGCTGCTCCGGCTGAGTTTATAAGAAGGGATATAGCAGCCATAGATAAGGGTGCAAAATACCCTTCATCTGTAATGGTTGGTATAGATTACTCTGAAGGCGCAAACGCTAACTTGGCTTATGCATTTGAATACGGAACGGTAGATCGTTACACTAAGGCTGGGTATTATAGAGGTATGCTCAAACCAGCGCCATTCTTTAGGCCCGTGGTTGATGCTAATAGAAAGCAAATTGTAACGAATATACTAAAAGGAATAAGTAAAATTGTAGAAAACAAATTAAAACAAAAATAATATGGCTACTACTGGATTGGTAAACGGAACTCTGATTGCCCTATACAAGGATGTATCAGGAACATTAACCAAGGTCGCAAACTTAACAAGTACCGATTTTGAGTTAACAAAAGACACCATCGATGCGACAAACAAAGATGGAGGTAATTACAAAGAATTTTTAGTTGGATTGTCTTCTTGGACAATGTCTGCTGAAGGTATTTTTGAGGAGGATGGATCAACAACTGGTCACTCTCCTAAAGACCTATTGGATGACATTATCGCTGGTGCAGAAATCACCGTTGTTATGACTTCTGATGTGACTGGCGACTTAAAGTTGTCTGGATCAGCTGTAATGACTAGTTTTGCATGGAACGCTCCAGTTAATGACGTTTCTACGTTCTCTTGCTCTTTGCAAGGTTCTGGCGCGTTAACAGTTGCTACTGCTTAATAATACTTGTTTTTATATTCATTTGATTGAGTTAAGGGGGCTTCGGCCTCCTTTTCTTTTTTGTTGTATATTTGCCATATGAATATTAAAATTAACGGCCAAGAATATCCGATGTTCTTTTCAATGCTTACAATTGAGCGCATCATGGCTGAAAACAAGATGATGGATTTTGACGCCTTGCAAGAGAACCAAGACATGGCACAATCTATGAAGTTTGCACGTGATTGCGCATTTTTTGGGATTGCAAGCGGCATGAAAAAAGAAAGCAAGAAAAGCCCATTTCATTCAAGCGAAGAGATAGCAGAAGCTATTAGCTCTTTTGAAGAATTGCAGCCAGCTATTGATGGATTTACGCAAAGCGTTACCGGTTTTTTTCAACCGAAGGGAGCAGCCAAAGCGAAGAAGTAGGGGCTTCCGAGCCGCTTAGTTGGCTTAAAATAAAACAGATTGCATTTGGTGAATTGGGGATGACCCCGGATTGCCTAGATATTTATTTGCCTGAGTATTTTAGAATAAAGCTTGAAGGGCTTAGAAATGCTCAAACACAACAATTTAGAAATGATTGGGAGCGAACTAGATGGCTTGCTACAATTATTTTATCTCCTCATGCAAAGAAAGGTAGAGCTATTAAGCCAAAGGATCTCATAACTTTTGAATGGGAGAAAACCGAATTGAATGTTATAGAAGTTGTAACAAAATATAAGGACGTTTTTGATAAATTGCGACCATGAAGGCGATTAAGGCCGTTTACTTCCTACTATCCGAAGACGAAAGCATTACAGCCAGTATATACCCTCAGAGGATACCTGAGGGTTCTTCTTTACCAGCTATTGTCCTATCGCAGATTTCTAGGGTATCTAACGATACTAAAAAAGAATATAGCAAAAGCGACGAATCTAGAGTGCAGATTACTATTGTTTCTGAAACAGCTACCGCTGCCTATGAATTGGCTGATTCGGTCAGGGATGTAATGAACGCTACCGTACCCAATACATTCAATAGTGTTTTAGTTCAAAATATATCTTTTCAAAACGAGATAACGGACGAAGATGATGACGCGGGCGAGCAAGGTTTATTTATGGTTGTTCAAGACTACTTAATAATGTACGCAAATGTTTAAGGAATTAAAAGTAATATTATCCGCTTCCATACAAAAATTGAAGCAAGGCATGAAAAATGCCATTGGCGTTGTAAGTGGTGGAGAAAGAAAAATAAAGCAGTCTGCTGATAAGATAAACCAAAGCATGAATAATGCGTTTGGGGGAGATTTAAGAGGCAATATTAACAAGACAAATGAAAAAATATTACAACAAAAAGAAGAACTAATTAAACTCCAATCTAAGTTAAATAGCCTTATAGCAGCACAGCGAAATTTAAAAAAAGGTTCTGATGCATATAAAGATAATGCGAATAAAATAAAAGCATACAGAAATCAAATAAGATTTGCTACTGGAGAATTAAATGAATTAAATACATCATTAAGAGATAACAAAACCAACCTAGCCAACTCTCGATTAGCAGCGGAAGATAATCAATCAGCCCTTGAGTCTATGTCAAGGACGCTTACGGCTGTTACCGGTGCGGTATTACTTATGGATTCTGAGAACGAATCACTTCGTAATACTATGAAGGTTTTAAATGTAACCTTTGCAGCTACCAATGCTGTTGTTTCAATCAACAACCTTAGGCTTAGGGAGAACCAATTATTCTTAAAGGCGAGTGCTGCGGCTAGTGGTTTGTTCAGCCTAGCAACTAGAAACGCTGCTGGGAGTGTAAGTGTTTTAAAAACAGCTATATCTGGACTAGGAATTGGCGCATTAGTTACTGGCTTAGGATATTTGGTAAATTCCTATTTGGAATCATCAAGAGCCGCAGATAAGTTAAAAGAGAATCAAGAAAGCCTAAACGACATACAGAAAGAAGCGCAAGTTAATTTTCTTAATCAAGCATCTTCAATAAACTCTCTTACATCAGTAATAGATGATAGTAATCAATCTTTAGGAACAAAAGAATCTGCATATAGAGAGCTTCAAAAATTAGTACCAAGTTTAACAAAATTAACCTTTGCTGAAGCTAAGGCTACTGGAGCATTAACTAGCCAAACGCAATTACAAATAAAAGCAATCAAGGCTAGAGCTTTGGCTGAGGCATTCTCTAGCGCTATAACGGAGAAGACGAAACAGTTAATTGATGCTCAAAATTCTACTTTGAATGAAAATGTTGGAATATTTGAAGAAATACAAAATTTCAGCAAAGGGATATTTAAGTTTGGAATTCAAAATGTATCATTAACTAGAGATCTTTCCAACTTAGAGTCAGGTGTTAAAAATAAAAATGAAAAAATATCTGACATAAAACAAGAAATTGCCAAATATCAAGAACAATTTACTTCTGCGCTAGAAACCGCATTATC